CAAGCGGGACGTGGGTGCTTAGGGAACCCCCCTCCACGTCTCGGATCAAAGTTCGCCCGTCTTCAACCGCGAGCTTGTAGGTGCCGTCGTAGGTTGGCATCTTATTCTACTAGTTGGCTAGGAAAGAATTATTTTATTAAACACTCATTTACAATTTCAATGTGTTATATCTTATTGGTATCGTTTTGAACGATCTTTATTTATTCTTTCAGTATCATCCAATATTTCAGTCATAAGCCTGCCATTATCATCTGTTTGAGAAGACTCTAATATATCTCTATCCTTTCGTTCCGCCACAACCATCCAATTGATAACAGAAGTAGAATTTGTATCTTCAGAAATTATAGTAAGTAAATTATTATTAATAGTTCCTATAACACGACTAAAGTCGGTAGTATTTTGTAAATAATATACTGGGTCTCTACACAAAGCTTCAAATGTCCCATCTTCCATAGCACATGTTTTTTCACCAGTACAGTCTCTGTCTATATTAACGATAGCCGTTCCGTTTTCTAGTTGTATACTTCCTCTATATATAAGATCTACGCGTGGAGACTCTACAGATACGTGAACTAATTTTTTAGTGGTAGGATGAACTGGATGATCAATTATGAAATTTTTTGAAGCAGTGACATTTAAATTTCCGTGTATATGCAATGCGTCCCATATAGCGACACCGGAACCGGGGACGCCACTACCACCATTCGGATCGATAGTACTCCAACCGGACAAATAACCACTACCACCGGCTTTAAATCCTATAGTAAAATCTAAACTAGTTGTTCCATCACCTAATCTTAATTTGTCCCCTGTTGAAGATTGGGGACCTATCACGTGCAATATAGCATCCGGATTCGTGATCCCGATGCCGACGTTGCCTTTAAAATACAAAATGCCGTTTGTACCGTTTTCGGACGTTGCACCCTTCACAAAGAATTGGTCGAATCCGTTCTCGTCCTCGCACATGATATAGTAAGGAGACCCATTATCGTTGTTCCCACCTGTGACGAGTAATTTGATTTTATCATCGTTATTGTATTCTTGATTGTGCGAACCACCAAGGATCAATTGAGCGTCTTTATGAGTTGTTTGAGAACCATCTACCCCTATATTTCCAATAATCACATTGCTGTTAACTTGTAATTGCGCAGTGGGACTCTCCACCCCGATGCCGACGTTGCCGCTAGCCCGAATCGTCATTCGTTCTTCTGGAACACCTTCTGCGTCCCCAGTATTAGATGTCCAAAAACCAAGCCGACCCAAACCTTCGGGGTCCATACTCCCACCATCATGTCCCCATGAAATTCTCGCAACTTCTCCACCACCCAGATTGTTATCTCTAAGGTGCATACCGATATGTCCCCGGGTGGTGTTGTAGATATCACCACTTCCATTCCCCTTTTGTAATCTTAAAACTTCCGAAGGTGTGCCAATAGATGATCTATCAACGATGTGAAGAGGAACATCAGGAATATCCGTCCCGATGCCGACGTTGCCGTTTTGTTCAATCTCTAAGAAACTAGTACCCTGAGCACCTTCGACTCGGAAAGTGGAATAAGTGTTCGAAGCATTCTCTAAATATTCACGCGTTTTAAAATGAAAAATTGGATCTGTACTAAAATCAATCGCTCTTTGTTTAAAAAATGAATAATATGCACTGTTATCTGCTCGCTGTGTATAGAGAATAGTTCCCATACCACTGTTCATTCTAGAAAATGAATGTAAATTCGACTCTGGTTCCGTGGTCCCGATGCCGACTTTGCCGTCAGATTCGAGTATCATTTTTGTAATGTTATTAATTCTAAACTCAATGGGCTGATCAGTTGATGCATTTACCAGAGTTCTTCCACTGCTATTTTGCATGATCGCATAATTTCCAACTCCTTGTCTGTCATAATGACAAAGACCTGCAAAACCAGTGTAAGTTCCTTGATAACCAACAACAGCATTACCCAATGTATGTTTTGAGTCTGTATTAGGGTTTACTGAAAGGGTTCCTGTCGCAAGGATGTTGCCGTCCACATGAAGTTTCTCGGTTGGTTCCGTGATCCCGATGCCGACCCTGCCATTCGCCGTGTTCACGAAGAGGTTGGACGTCCCGACTTCAAGGTTCGAGCTGATAAGAAGGTTTTCGTTGGCGTGGGCCACGATTTGGGACGTGGTGATAGTCCCTGTGACATTCACATCTGCCGACGAAGTTATGCCTGCCGACGAAAGGGTTCCAGTGATGTCCACGGGTCCACCAACGACCAGGTTGGCCGTGGCTTCGATGTTGGAAACCGAGATAGTGCCACCCGATAGACGATTGCTGACAGTTAAGTTAGATGTCTCGATGTTGGACGTCGTAAGGGTCTTGTCCGAACCCATGGCAACGTTCGCCGACATCGTGACCGTGTCCGAGTGGAAGATGTTGGAAACTGTCATTGTACCTATGCTCATGGGGACATTGGCAGGCATGGAGACGGGTGCCTGGATGGAGATCGAAGTGGCACTGATGGTCAGAGGCGAACCGCCCGTGATCGTGGTCGCCGTCAGGGTCTGGCACTTGATGTCTCCAACGACCTGAAGGGTCGCCACGGGATCCGTGGTCCCGATGCCGACGTTGCCGTTCTCCGTGTTCACAAAGAGGTTGGACGTCCCGACCTCTAGGTTCGAGCTGATAAGAAGGTTTTCGTTGGTATGGGCCACAATGTTGGAAGTCGTGATGGTTCCTGCTACATTTAATTGTGCGGCCGAGGTTGTTCCATTGAGTACGGTATCTCCCTGGACCGTCAACGAGCCATTCACGGATGCATCGCCAGTTCCGGTGTTGGTGACGACCCCTCCGCTTATGGTCATGGCGTTACTCAGGAACATGTTGTGTCCCCGGAAGGACTGATTGGTCTTAATGTCACCGGCGGACGTGAGAGAACCGGTTATGGTTAAATTGGGCTGGTAATAAAGATTGGAGGCGGGTGTGTCATTGAGACGCATGGCCCTCCCGTGATAGGAGTCACCTATGATCATGTTTTGGGTCACGCGAACGTTGCCGGACACATTCAATTTCTCCACGGGCTGCGTGGAACCGATGCCGACATTTGTTCCCTCGACCACCACGGCGCTGTTCGCAGACCACTCCGAACCGTCCCACGCGAGGATTTCTCCAGTTTGCGTACCGTCGGCGGGTCCAGCATTGTCGTAGACCCAACCACTTCCGTCATAAACAATGGTCTTTCCATCGGCCAGTCCGGTGGTGTCATAGGGTACGCCAAATAGATTACTGGATCCATCCTTGACCAGTAACTTGTACTCGGCAGTGTCCGACGTGCCTACACCGAGATTAGAACTTATGTAGGTATTTCCATTGACAGTGAGATTTGAGGTCTCGATATTGGACGCGCTTAGGGTACCAATAACCTCATGAGAGTTCGTGACCGTGAGGTTCGAGGTCTGGATGTTGGACGCGCTCAGGGTTCCTCCGATGAAGGCGTCGTTGGTGACCGTGTTGAGGTTGGTCACAGTGAGGTTCGAGGTCTCGACGTTGGACGTGGACAAAGTTCCATGCACAAAAAGATTGGTCGCGACGTTTGCATCGCCTCGGACATCCAGACGATGGGTGGGCGTTTCCGTACCAAGACCTACATATCCATCTCTGCCCGCCAGTTCGCCTCCTGATATGAAAAGGACACTCACGTTTGAGTTTGAACCGTCATCCCTCCCATCGATGAAATTTGCGATCGGCTGAGGACCCAATTGTGTTGCCACAAGTACTGGACCAGTACCCGCATTGGTAATGACAAGGTTACTTGTCCCTGTCGTGGTCGTGGTAATCGTAACAACACCACCAGACACATACAGATTTCCATTGATCTGGGCATCTTTGCTCACAAACAACGTTGGAGTATTCACCGTTGTTCCTGTGACAGTACCATCGGCGATTATATGTCCGGTGGACGAGATGGTCGAACCTTGAACCTGTCCCAATACAGTTGCAGATGCACCCTTCAAGGAATCTGTGGACGATATGGTTGCTCCTTGAACCAAATAAGTGGCGATGACATTGGTGGTTTCTACATTTCCTGTTGTTAGTGTACCATTGATTAAAAGGTCACTTGTAGTAATGCTAGACGCACTCAGGGTACCGGTGATGTCCGCGGGTCCCGTGATATAAAGGTTGGAAGTTCTTAGGTTGAATGCAGACAATGTATTATTTCCTGTGACTGTGATATTTTCCGAAGAAGTAAGTCCTGCGACTGAAAGGGTTCCGGTGATGTCCGCGGATCCACCGACCACAAGGTTGGCCGTGGCTTCCAGATTGGAAACCGAGATGGTCCCTGGAAGACGAGCATTGCTAAGGGTTCCAGAAGTGACGTTGGACGCATTTAGGTTAGACAAAGCGTCACCAGACCCAATGAAATATGTTGCCTTTACATTCCCCGCCACGTCCAATTTTTGGGTTGGTTGTGTGGTACCTATGCCTACACTTGTCCCCTCGACCACCACGGTGCTATTGGCGGACCACTCTGAACCGTCCCACGCGAGGATTTCTCCAGTTTGGGTACCGTCGGCGGGTCCAGCATTGTCGTAGACCCAACCGCTTCCGTTGTAGACGATGGTCTTTCCGTCCGCCAGACCGGTGGTGTCATAGGGTACGCCAAATAGATTACTGGATCCATCCTTGACCAGGAATTTGTACTCGGCGGTGTCGGTAGTTCCAATCCCGAGATTAGAACTTATGTATGCATTTCCAGTGGACGAGATGGTCGCTGCTTGAACAAAACCATCTACAGTGGCATCTCCGGTGATGGACGCGTCACCAATGACGGTCAGTTCCGTGATTGTGTCTGCTATAAGGTTGGATGTTGACAATGTTGCGGCATAGACTGTTCCGGTGGTTGTCAATCCTGTCGTGGTGATGGTTCCGGTCTTTGGATCGGACTTAAGTTCTTTGTTCGAAGTCAAGTTGAAGTTCCCGTCGCTCAACTGAATGGCTCCCTTCTTTCCTGAAGCGGAGGCACTTCCTCCTCCACCGCCAAGGTTGTTGTCTATGGAACTCATTTCCTATTAATTAAAGATATAAAAACCTATTCACATAATTACGATGGACAACTTTGATCCAAATAGCGAGACACATGTTCAGTGGCTAAAGATTTCTTTTGAGAAGATGGAGCATTACACTGCACCCGACTCTCAAAAGAACGGCAAGGAGTTCGTCAAGTTCGTAAACTCGAATCCATTTGGGTTAACTATTAATGCCAGCAACGTCATGGACTGGCCGATGATCCACTCGATGATCGCCACCAAGTACGCAAGAGCGGTTCTCACTGGTCAAGCCTGGCTACCCTGATTTCGTAGCCTGAAAACTTTTCATGTACCTCTTCAAGAAAGCGCTCCATTACCACGGTCCCTTGATTGGAAGATAGGTCAACGTAGATCATTTGTTCTTTGTGATCCACCTTGACTGGTATTCCTATACTTTGCATCCCATCGAAGTGGAATGGGTTCACTGGTACTTCAATGGTAGTTGTCTCCATGGTTTAGTTTACAATGCCACATTAGTTTTAATACTGTATCCTTTGTAGATCTTCTTTGCCTTCTTGACGCATTCATCGTGGAGGTCCCCGATGAAGTATCTTGACATCGTGACGGTCGCCATTTTTTCATGGTCATCCACTTGGACTTCAAAGTCTATGGTACTGATGCCTTCGAACTCCAGGGGCGAAACTTCCATGGCGATGGTCTCGTGTCTCATACTTAAAAATAATATGACTTTTATTTTTAAATGCTCTACTACAGTTGCCTGTTCAGGAACGTGCCTGCGTACATGTTCAGTAAGCGCACCGAACTGAAGAGACCCACCAAGAAGATGATTGAAAATCCACACAAGCATGTCCACGACTGGATGGAGCACGAGGAGCTCTATTCTCGTCTTCACGATCAACGGGTTCGCGAACAAGAGAACAAACTGGATGCCATGGAGTTATTCTGTAGGGAAGAACCTCATGCGCTAGAGTGTAGGATCTATGATGTTTAGTGCTGAGCCAGGGACATGGCAAAAGGATTCTTGTCCAGCTGCTTGACGGCGACTCCCAACTGATTTGTTCGGAAATCTGCATTTCCCTTGTAGGCATTGTTATTCTGCTTCCAAGTGATATCGTAATTTTGGGCGATGGACTGGTTGCCGGCGCCTCCTTGGACAACCGTGGAAAGGCTGTCGCGGGTCTTTGTGGTCTTTCCTTGAACCTGCGTGGCAGAGCCTCGGACGTTCATGCGACCACCAGGCGGCGTGTAGCCCTTGTTGCCGCGTTCTGAGGGTCTGAGGAGAATGGTATTCTGCGTCTGCTGATAGCCACCTTCGAATGAGTGAATTCCCGGGGCCGCCACGTCGTTGGTGCGCGCCACAAAGTTCGCCTTGTTTCGCGTCGGGGTATCTTGCAGGGTCCCTTCCGAGACGAATTTCTTTGGAGCGCCAAATTCAAGTCCATCCATGCGGGTGGAAGTCTCCGATCGGATAGTGGGTCGGATTGTCTTCACGTAGCGTTCGCGTTCGCTCGCGCCGGTGAGCATGCCACCCTGTCCCTGTGCGCGACCCCGTTCCAGAGGACGCTTTCCCTCGGCGCCCAAAAGTTGATAGGTTTTCTGTGGGCGATTTTGAGTGACGGTAAGACGTTCCGTTCCGCGGTCAACAAAGTCTTTGGCGGGACCCGACCTTCCTGGGAGCGTGGTCAATCGGTACGCGCCGACGTTGTTGGGCATCACGCGGAACTGCTGCTGATAGCCACCGTAGGCGGGCATACTTGCTGGCACTCCCAGACCTGGACCGACGAATCTCTTTTCCACGGAAGTCAGGTTGTTCATGCGACTCGAAACATTTTGGCGATCGTACAGATTGTAGACCGGCTGACCAAACGGAAACTGAACATTGGGTGAAGTGTCCTGAAGGTTCGCAACGACCTCCTTCTTGGGGTTGATGACGCCACCCATCGGGTTGTTCGGGTCATACGTTCCCGTGAACAGATCCGTCACGGCAGTCAAATCCTGACCAGGTGTGTTGATATTTCTGGCAAAATGAGGCAACTGCTGTCTTTCACGACTGGGAAGGGGTGCGGACGCAAAACCTTCTTTGCGATCACTGCTGGCGATTTGACGACCCGCCACAGCAATCCCTAACAAGGCCACAAGACTCAATGGGTCCATATTAAAACTAGGGTAGATTTAAATTAGGCTGGATAACGACGATCGAACACGGCGTTCTGGACATTGGCGCGACTGCTCGTCGGATCCCAAGACCGGGTCCGAAGAGGGACCGAGCATGACATGTCATTGGAAGGGAAATCATACTCGCGTCCTTGGTACCCCTTCTTGAAGAAGGTGGTGGATTGAGGTCGGAGCATATCTTCGACCATGATGAGCGGTCCGGGAGCCCCCTTTCCTGCCATGTAGGGGGAGGTGCCGTAGATGGGCGTCGAGGCGCGTCCCGAGCCGGCATAGTTGAGGTTGCTGATCACCGGGGGAGCCATCACGTGATCGTAGGCACAATTTACCGGAAGGCTCTCGGAATCCAAAAGAACCGACGAAGTGTTGAGCTGATAAGCCATATTACTATCAACCGAGATTTTATCTAGTGGTGCCACCGAAAGTGCCTCGAATCTGCTGAAGTTCGGGCATCCTGGACTGTCCAAACATGGACGCGTCATTGGGGTAGCATGAGCCATCATCCGATCGACACACTTTGTCTACCACTGAACCGTATGCCGCCTTGGCGAACCCTGATTGATCATTTGGAATGGTAGTAGAAGGCATGCTGTAAAATGCACGGAACGCCTGGTTGCGACTCGAATAGACGTCCGCTTGGTCTGTTGGCATCCCCTGATTGAGAAACTTCTTCACCTTGTCCTTGACGGTCGGATAGTAGCACGCGGCGGGTCGCTTCGGGTTGTCTACATAGTCCGAGAGGAGTACGTTGCCCATGGGATTATCCATTGTCGGCTGCGTACAGTTTTGACCTGGATTATTTGCATTGTAATGAACGTTTTCGTCCTCGAACGAAGCCGGTCTCATGCCTTCCTTGACCCCACCGGCCAAAAACATAGAAGCCATTACCATAATAACCGTGAGACCCAAATAAATGACCCTGATGTCACGGTTAATAATGTAAAGGATCGCCATGGTATAGATAATGAATCGGGTGGCAGCGTTAAGTCTCTCCACGGAAGTTTGTTTGGCCAGAGGCCAAAAGATCAGCACCTTGTTCTTGGCAAACAGGTGCGATGGATTTCTAAACCACGGTTGTTCCATTCTTATTTATTGACTAGTTATTTTTTTCAAGCATCTTGGTGAGGTTTCCCATGAGCGGACCGAGGGCGCCCAAGATCTTCGCCTCATCGAGACCTCCCTGGCCGTCGCCGAACTGCTGCTCGACCTTGGAGGTCATCTCCTGCATCATCGCGGGGTTAAAAAGATTTCCAAGGATTCCGGCAAGGGGGTTAGATCCGGCGTCGTCATCTTCGCCCTGGGGTGCAAACATCTTATTGATGATTTCGGGTGAAAAGTCCATCTTGGTCTCGCGAGACGCCTGAACCTCATCTTCGCTGACGTTGTTGCCTAGCACGTAGAGACCCTGGACGTACTGCCAGATCGCCGAGCGACTCCCGTCGGAAAGTTCAGACTTCCACATGGACTCCAGATCCAGGGTCTTGAGAATTCCGTAACTCCGCGAAAGTTCCTCGAAGATGCGCTCATCCTGATTGCGAATGAGGTCCTCGTGGGGCTTCACATTCTTCATAAACGTTTCCAGGCAGACACCAGGATCCTTCTTGATCAGCATACTGACCGTATTCCTGTAGGTCTTCACAATGGTGTTCTCTGGGAACGTGTGGGCCAGTTCATCTACAAACTGCAATAGAAGCTCGTTGAATGTGTCTACACTGGCCATTTCGTATTACTTGATTAGAGTAAAATCTTTAACTACATACCGCGACTAATTTCCGGAAAAGGTGTTTCGTATATCTGCTCGCGTTGTGAAATTCCCATATAGACGATGAAACCGACCAAAATGGCGTTCAGAATGGCTGGCTTGATCATTTCGGCATTTCTGGGTGGCGCTTCTCGGTTGAGCCGTGCCACCAACTGGATATAAGCCATTGTAATAATCCCACCAACAAGAGCGGCGATCAAAGGGTTCTTTAAAGAATCACTTATCATTATTAATTAAAGTAGATTTTTGTACGTTTAACGATTCGCACCGGGGTTGATAGAGAAGTCCTCTTCTTGCTCCATGTTTGAGGGAGGCATTGGTTCTGCTCTTCTGATGAGACTTTCCTTGAAAGTAAAATTTTTAGTTTCTTCCATGGGTTCCTGCACTGGTGCGATGGGTTCTTCTGGCATTGGCGGGGGCACTTCTTCGCCGTGATCGACCACTTCGGATGACTCTCCTTCGTCCTCGCCCTCTTCTGGCAGCGGAAGTTCTCCTTCGCCGGGAAATTCTCCTTCGTCGCCGATTTCCGCGTTGTGAGCTTCCTCGGATTCTTCCTGTAGTCTGTCCATCGGATTCTTGTTAAGATAAGTCTTCAGGATTTGATTAATTGGAAGCATTTCCTTGACAGTTTCCTCGACCACTCCGTCCATTCTCTTGATGAGATCCTTGCGACGATCGTTCCTACTGACAACTTCCTGATATAGGTAGGGATCTTCGTAGATTCGCTTGGCGACATTGGTGTAGACGCCCAGGACGAACACGTCGTTGGTGGGAATCTTGAGCGACACCTTGCGCGAATCCTTGGAGAGTCTGACCGAAGAGATGATCTTGACCGTGGCCACAAAGACCGCGGCGACCATCTCGTCCAGGCAGCCACCGCAGCGATCCACGCACTTTCCCACTTCCGTGTCGATCTGATAATTATTCCACTGGGGGATCTTGGCCAGTTTGTCCTGGAATGCCTTGAGCGTCTGTTTGCCCTGAGTTTCCGCCCTGGCATCCGCATAGAGAGTGTCCATGCAGTCAAGGGCACTTGGCAAAATCGTGGACGAGAGCTGGTTGAGGAGTTCCTTTTTGGCCTCCACAAGCACGTTCAGGTTATTGTCCATACTTAATGATAAATTTCATTTAATTCAGCGATATTTGTCCGCGGCTTTCTTGAGGTTTGCCAGGGACGCAAACTCGTTCTCGGGTTCCTTGGGTTTTGTTTTTTTCGTCTTTTTGGACGTTCTTGGATACCACGAAACGAACAACTGACCATTTTCATATAACTTTGTAAAGAAGCCCCCGTTGATAAACTGACGTTCAACGTACTGGGATGCCTTATTCACATCAAAAGTGGGAAATCCTATAAGGAACGAAGGAATCTGCACCCAGGTTTCGTGGAGTCCAAGGTCCGCGACTTGTCTCACCTTGGTGCTGGCGCGTTCATACAGTTCCGTATAGAGTTTCTTTTTTAGCTCTCGCTTTCGGTGGTCGATCTGTTGTACCTCGTCCACTCTCAGAGGCATTGTCTACTAGTTCTAGAGTTTTTCCTATCGCAAATAAGGCGTGACGGGAGGATTGAATTGTCCTACCGGGGTCGTCGCGGTCGATTCGTACGTCTGAAAATCTTCGCCCCACTTGTCCTTGATCGCCTTCTCGGCAAGCGCAAGTGCTGACTTGTTGGGGATAGAAGCATTGGCGATGGTATCGTAGGTCATCCATTCTCCCGCCCTGAGAACATCCTGGAAGGCTTTGATCTTGCTTCCGTCTTCCAGGGGCTGACTTGTGATCCCCTGGATCTTAATACCCTTTTCGTCGCCGATCGCAATGACATCTACCTCGGTACCGTAAAATCGTTCCGTTTCAAGCAGAAGGAAACGTGCTCTGTAGGTTGCTGGAATGTTATCAGGAACGGTCGCATAGTCGGCATTTCGCTTCAGTTGTTCCAAATAGTTCATGAGTGACGTTCTCGTCTGTCTCTCCTGTTCGTAACCATCGCCACCGCGCGTTCCGCTCGAGATGACATCCCTTTCTTTGAGAAAATTTATATAGGCTTCATAAACGTCAGGACGCTTTTGTTTGAGCTCGGTGATCTTTTCGGGCGTGTTGAAGACCTGGACGAATATGGTCTCAATGGGAAACATTTTAAGACCCTTTGTACTAAAGATCATCTCGGTGGTCGCGTCGAGAATTTTCTTAATCATCAGTGCCTTGACCGATACATCTTCCATAGGATTACCTTCGATCTCGAGATTACCTTCTGTGATAATACCCGAAACCTCTGGACGAAACCCAGCAAAACCACGATCCCACTTGAACCCTTCCCGGTACTTGAAAAATAGCAACAGGGCAAACACCGCCAGTGCGATCAAAAGTAGGTTCTGCATACGCATCTTATATACTACCGCGAAATTATATCGCCTGATAAATTCATTGTTTCTTGTAAAGAGGTAATGTTCGCCCTTATGCTTTATAGCCCAAGATGTGAATTCTGTCTTGAGATTTTTAATTTATTGGATCAATGTCCAATCAAAGATCAGGTACAATTTCAAAACATTCACGAAGCGCCTGTCCCTGAAGATTACAGGAAATCATTGACTCACGTACCGGCGCTGATCGTCAAAGACGGAAGACTGTTAATGGGAACTGAAGTTAAACAGTGGGTCCTGGCAATGATGCCAACCGAAGTAGAGTCATTCGATTCAAATGCATTTGCATCGTTTGACGGCAACCCTTCCATCGTCCAGGGACTTTTTGATCTCGAATCATATGGAACTCCCCTGGCACCTCCATTGACACCCGATCTGGAAGCCAAGATAAACAAGAAAATACAAAACTAAACACAATGATCACGAGATCAGAAGAAGTTCCTAAATCACTCGGCAATGTTTACTCTTACAAGCAAGGATACAATTCCTGGAAAGAATTTCTAAAACACGAAGGCGATCACGGATTCAAACGATTTTTAACAGACCTTTATGCTCACAAATTAAAGAAATAACGCATTTATCTAGTAAATGTTTTTTAAAACAATTCAAGCTTCGGCATTTAAGAATATTTTTGAGGTTCTCAAAGATATCCTAAATGACGTTAATGTATCATTCAGCAAGAAAGGTATTCACATGCTGACCCTTGACAATGCCAGAACGGCAATGGTCGAATTATTTTTAGATGCAAAACAATTTGAAGAATACTCGTGCGAAAATGAAATCATTGTAGGAATTAATACTACCAACGTATTTAGAGTTCTTAAATCTGTTACTACCAACGACGTCCTGATAATGAGAATTGATGAAAATCATATTCTCAATATTTCAATTGAAAATAGTAACAAAAAGAGTAGGAGTACATTTAATCTTAAATTATTAGATATCAATGATGAAATGTTTGAAGCACCAAATCTCAACGTGGAGAGCATTACAACTTTTCAGACGGTTGATTTTCAGCGACTGTGCAGAGATATTTCACATATTGGTTCAGAATTATCCATTGAACGTTCGTTCAAGAAAATAGGGTTTAGGTGCAAAGGCGATTTTGCTGAACAATACACTGAATATGATATGGATTCTGATACGGAAAATTTTGTTCCTATGAAAGATATATTTTCACTGAAATATCTTAATCTTTTTACTAAAGCAACATCAATGTGTTCGAATATGAAACTTTTGCATCATGGTGAAGATATGCCACTTGTTTTGGAATACAAAGTCACATCCCTTGGTGATCTTAGATTTTATCTAGCGCCAAAATGTCAGGAGTAAGCAGGTCGTCCTTTCGTATAACAATTGTTCTACCCAACATATAGACGTGCCATTCATCTGGTACTTCCTCATTAGCTTCAAATAGATCCTTCATCTGGATGTCTTTGCAGCCATGAAAATCGGATCTCGGTCCGGCGTATCGCAGAAAACGTGCAGTGTCCCACATTCTCAACTCGCCATTTTCCATAATAGCCTCGACTTTGTGAACCATGATGGGTCCTTTCAATCCATTCGACTCCTCAATGTCGTGTACTCTGCGCATGGGATCCCTGGTCACCATGGAGTAGGGGGAATCCCTGTAAGTATATTCTTGCTCATAACGAATATTCTCAATGCACTCCGGCTTCTTTCTCCGAAGTGCATAATGTTCGTTTCGAACGTGTGGATAGTAACATAAACTATAAATTTGTCCTGACTTCATCAAAGGCCAACCTTCCATGACCCTCTTCCATTCAGCCGAAGGGAAAAGGCAATCTTTTTTGGTATTCACATCATAAATCATTTTGAGTGGCATCACAACTCGATAAGGATTTTCGTTATACCACCACCCGACCATCTTCACAAGAAGATTATACATTTAAAGTTATAATAACATTTTTCTTTAAATGAGTTTACTCGAGCGTTACAATCTCAAAATAAAGGAATATGAAAATGATGAAATAAAGAAAAATGAATATATCACCATGGCAGCACCCTATATATTGAGATATCAAGAAGAAAATTGCCGACGCGATATATTTATAGAATATATGCGAGTCGTGGAAAAAGATCATTCTGTAGTAAATAACGATGATATAACAGAAAAAAATGCACTCCAGGTTGACAAATGTGAAATGTGCGATTCACAAAATACATATGAATGCGAAACGACATCGTCTTTGATATGCAGAGATTGTGGATGCAGTGTTCATTTTTTATCAACCGGTCTTTCTTACCAAGATGAACAAGATATCTCGAAAAATACACAATACAGCTATAAAAGACAAAATCATTTTAACGAATGGGTTCAACAATTTCAGGGCAAGGAAACCGCAAATATACCAGACGAACTCGTGGAAAAATTGCGCTACGAACTCAAAAAACAAAGAATTGAAGAAGTTTCAAAAATTACACATGCGAAGGTGAGAGGACTTTTAAAAAAATTACGTCAAAATAAATATTATGAACATATTCCCTATATTACAAATATTCTCACAGGAATAAGACCTCCCGAAATGCCACCAGCCCTGGAAGAACGCCTGAGATTAATGTTTAACGAAATACAAACCCCCTTCGATCAAGTTTGTCCAAAAGATCGAAAGAATTTTTTATCTTATCCGTACATACTCTACAAATTTTGTGAACTTCTGGGAGAAGATCAATATTTACCTTACTTTCCTCTATTGAAATCTAAAGAAAAATTGTCACAACAGGATGTCATCTGGAAATCTATGTGCAAAATTTTAAAATGGGAATTTATTTCGACAGTATAACTAGAAAAGGAATGTCTTCCTCTATCCATATCAACGATAGTGTTCACATGAACAAAATAAATCCCTATACAGACCCTTCGGAATTTACACCAGGCGTTTCTTTGGGCGGAGCTTACAAAAACATCTATGATCCAACCAAACTCCCCAAGACGCCCCTGGTAAATTCAGTAAAGCCAGTGGGCGATGCCCTTGGAGGTACAATATCATCCCAGGACGATGAAGTAAGCCAGGGCTGTGCAAAAACAATGGCAGCCGGCTGGCGTACTCCATTTTATTGTACCCCGGGTTCGCAAGAATATCCTCTCGACAGACCCGTATTTCCGGAACGCATTTATTCACTTCCTCCGTGGGACTTGTCGTCAAAACCGACTCAAAGCCAGGTCCAGATCCAGAACCCGATCGCAAAATGGTTGAACACTGCACGAATTGCTATGGTTTTTGGTATTTTGATAATTATAGTATTTTTAACCTTTTTTTACAAACGCTGAATTTTCTCATTTATAATTTTAGGGTTTAGTTTTTTTAAATTATCTAGTTGGGACTGAATTTTATTCAGGATACCAGAACACTCGTGACTCTCCAGTTGAATACATCCAGTGCAAAGAGTCTTGAGGTCACATCCGGTACAGGGTATGCATACTATCCCTTTCTTCTTACAGTGATCACATCTCATATTAAAGAATAAAGACAAACCTTTAATATGCAAGCAATAAATTTCAGGACGTTTCTGGGAAACATCATAAAAATCCACGACGATGTCACAGAAAATAAACCATCTCTGCTGCGAGTCTCGACCATCACCGTCATGGGCGGACGTAGCGGATCTACACCTCTGAACGTCTTTACCGAAAAATTTGTCGACGGCGATCGCGGCTGGAAACTGGGAACTACTCATTTCAATAATTCACTGACAATTTCCAAAAACATTGGAAATGGCAAGAACCGATCTGTAAAATTATTCCCAAATGGAAAGATCCACGTGACAGGATCATCTACACCACTTGAAGGTCTTGACATTATTCAGGAAATTCAAAGTATAGTAGACGAGATCTTTCCCGATATCAAAGATAATCCCATAATTCCTATGGAAACACAGATGATCAATGCCACCTTCCAGGTCCCACACGGTATCGATCAGATGATGCTCCTTGACTTGCTCAAGACGCAACGTAAATATGTCTCGAAAATTTCATTTAATCCAGAAACATATGCAGCCGTAAAGTGCAAGATGTTTGGAATGTCAGTAAGTATTTTCAAAACGGGCAGCGTGGTTTTAGCAGGATCCAATAACTTTAAGGATCTTGCCGTGGCATATCGATTCCTTCTCAAAATTTTATACTCAAAATCCGTGGTCACACATTCTTTGAATATCAAAGAACGCGAACCAATGTGGGTTTATCAGAAAAAAAAGTTCATTCAGAGCATCAGAGATTTTTATCTATTCAGTAAGTAAAAGATGTCTCAGCGTCTTGGTATGGCCGATGGTCGCGCCTTCACTATTTATAGTTCGAACCAGCTCCTCAATGACAAGATCATGAGTAATAACGGTATCGCATACCCTCTCAACTACCGGTACCGTCAGCTGATCGCCAAGATGGGACCGGAACTTCTTAACCCCATCACCAACCTGCAGCGCGTGGGACCCGTCCCTGCCAACAGCATCACCCGGTGCTTCTCGGCGGATGTCCCCCTGCTCAAGGTCCCAAAGACTAATTAAATAATAAACGCCTTGAAATTCCATTATGGACTACGTAAAGCAATTTCAAGATGCATGCGCCGCTATGAAGAGGGACGGAACGCTCACCCAGGAGAGGATGACCGTCGCCTGGCTCATGTTTATGCCAAAGGATCAAGTTGAAAAGGCAATGAAGCTTAGTTCGCGTAAAGCAAACCCCCCATCCCGTTCTGGACTCTGAGGATGTTGTAGTTGACCGCGTATACTGGAGCGTTGATAGTGTTACTGCCGTAAAGGCGAAGTGTCGCCGAGTCCATGCGCGAGAAGTTGCACGAACCTGTGGGCTGGAGCTTGGAAGCATCCAGACAGAAGGGGATCATCAACTTGACACTTTCAAAACCGTCGTCCGGACTTCCGACATTCACACCAAACTGCGTGTGATAGTAGGCGGACACCTCATTGTAGTGAGGATCGGCTGGTTTCTTATCGCCAACGTCCACACCGTTGAGCTGCAGAACGACGGCGTCTGACGTGTCGAAAGCGGATGCAGTCGAAGCCAAGAACTTGACGGGGTGATTGAACGTGAGATCCATCGTCTTCAAGTTGGAAGCGGGGATACGCTGAACCTGGTGAATGAGCATATCGATGGACTTGTCGGCCATCATACGACGCTCATCAGCATCAAGGTAGACGTACCGAGTCCATGCCTCCATCGTGCTATTGACGGGAAGACTGGAACCCCAGTAGATCCTTACCTCCACGTCGTGGTACTGGAGTGCGATCAAAGGAAGCGCAGATTGCCAGTTCTCGCAGAACCAGAATTTCATGGGATACCACTTGGCATTGGCATCACTATTGGCACCAGGGACAGACCCGTAGTTGCCCTTGGAGAACGAGTTCGCCATGATGTCCGTGTGAATGGACGCCGAATACTCATAGTGCTGGGTATCGATCAACTGACCTCCAATGTAAAGCTCGATCTTGTCAACAGCGGCGCTCCAGTCAATAGACTGGGTACCACTGCTGTTGGTATTGGTAAGGTACACGTAAGAAAGGAGATCGCCCTTGCGCTCGAAACGGATCGACGAAAGACCGTTGTTCGCCGGGGTGTTCTGGATCACCTGACGCTCAATCACACTGGAAAAATTAGTGTGACGTTTGTACGATGATTGGAAAAATGACACCTCCGGGCTACCAACCAGGTGCGTATCCTGGGCTCCCACGGCGACAAGTTGCGTAATACCACCCGACATATTTCAGTTATTACTATTGGACAATAAAATATTGAGACGAATCCTAGCGAGTAACATTCTCGATTGACTCAACTCCCACCACACCTCGACCTCGTCGCCGACCTTGTAATCCATGATGGGCTTGAGGTCGTCGCACTGAATTTTATACGGTCTTCCGTATCGCCATGGCACCTTCAACTGGACGTTTTCCACTTGAATGTACCGTCTCCCAGACTCCGCCTCGTAAAGGGACTTTGTGATCTTTCCGGTCAGAGGATTAGAGTACATACCTTTCCCTACAGGCGCGATAAATCTTTAATGTCTTGCCACTAAGTCTGCACTCCCTTGGAACCACGCGGATTGCTGTCCTGAGCTTCCTCTGACCATTCACGCACCCGTGATATTTCTCGTTGTCCTTGTGAGGACTCGCCACGAACTGCTCGTACATCGCCTTGACCTGCGAAAAACTGGGACGGTCCGTCTTGCCGATGCGCTGATTGACCGCGTCGTGGATGTTGTAGAGCCACCGGGTCAGGGTCTTCCTGGACGCAAAGTTGGCGTCGGTCAGTCCGAGGGGTCCAGTGGTCTTGCAGTACTGGGAGTAACTCTCACGGCAGTACTTGCACGGCAGGATACCACACAGCGATCCAAAGAACTTCATGAACATCCGCTTGGTCTTCTCGTCGGGCTCCTCTGGGTAGGCGAAGGTCAGCGTGTGCAAAAACATCCACGCGGGCGGACCCCACACGGCCGTCTGAAATCCTCGGCGCTCAGCCATTCTATTAATTTGTGAGATATTAATAGAGAATGAGTTCCAGACCAACAAGAACTCCCAAGCCAAGGCTTGATATTTTAATTTCAGACGATGAAATTACCATGTTATTCAAAATTGCGAGTGACTATGAAACATTCAGTTCAGAACTTGATTCTAAAAAAAACCAAATATTTGAAACTATTTTAAAATTTACAAAAGATGTTTGTCGTATCATTTCTGAATATGAACCTTCGCGTAATTTGATTTTATCACGAAAGGACTATCTTAAAAAATTGCGTTTGTTTTGTCTAGGAGGTTCACAAGCAAATGCGAACACCAACACAATTGTTAACAGTAATAGAATACAAAGCAAAGAGGTTTCATTAAAGTTACTTGGAATGTTTTCAGCGTCAACCATTTCGAAAAAGATTGGATTGCCGCCAGATCAGCAGAATATTTTTAAAATAGGTGAAAAACTTAAGTATTTAGATTTACTTCTTCATAAACAATTGAAAGACGTGGACCCTGGGAAAGCGATTACCTATTTCTTAAGGGAAGAGCGCTATGTTCCAAATAATGTTTCAAAAAAAAGAGATTTCAAAAAATACATTGAGAACATGTCAAAGGAATTGGAGAAGATGGAAAGTGGAAATCGTAAAAAGAAGAAACAAAACGTAATAAACGCTTTGCGAGGTTTGCCAGATGAGTACCAAGAACTTGTCAAATCAATAAAGGTGTTTTACCCAAAGCAAAAGAAAGTGTACGGTCTTCGACTCAAAATTAACAACGGACCTGCGAATCACAACGGTCTTTCGAATAGATCACTTCAAAATTTATTATCGTTAGCCACAGAAAATACCAACATACTCAATCTTCTTGGTCCTTCATCTCTTTTTATGGCATTTATTGATAACGCACTCAAAGAACATGGAGGACTTGCTCGTGGAAAATGTGGTGGTTTTAGAGGAACGATCGACAAAAGTCTTTTGAGAAGGCGCGTCGTTTTTAAATCAGCGATCACCGGGATTAATTCATCGTCTCTGTCTGCTCTGAAAAGAGGTCTGGCGGCAATCAACCATGGAAGAATGCACATCCTCAAAACACTGCCGAATTTTGGAAACAAATCCGTGGGAGTTCCGCGAAACATGAGTGTTCCTAATAAATATCTGAACGCAATGTCAAGTAAGACAGTAAGAAATTCAAAGTTCTTTGCGGAAAATTATAAAAGAAATAAAAATACTTTGTACGATCTACAGGTTAATACTGAAATACACCTACCGGTTCGTCTAACTCGGGATGGGTCGGCACTGGAACCATTCGATCCGATAACAATGGATGAAAATAAAGAAGTGTTATGGACTTCGTATGGACTGCAGCTTAATGAAAAACCCGGCGGTAGATTTGATTTTTTTGACTTCATTAAATATGTTTATACTGGAAATAAAAGTGGACCATCTAATATAATTAAAAATGCACGTAGACGTGGAATAAACGGATGTTATGGATCGCACAAGGATTGTAAAATATTCGTTATACAAATGGATTCCAAGACGACCGCGTTTTTACACAAGAAATACTATTACGATTCTATCTCCAATACTAACTATGCCGCACAAGTGAAACAAATTTTGACCAGCTGCAAAGCGGAGAACGCCCAAACCGGGACCGCTAGTTCCAACAACACCCCCGTCAGCGCCAGACCCGGGACCGCCAGAAAACGCCCCGCCACCGCCAGAGGC